CCACGGGCAGCAGCATTACCAAACTCACCCACTACTGGGTAGACGATATACTTTTTGCCAGATGAATCTGTATGTACAAAGCCTGGATTATTAAGGCCCTGGCTAATCATTTGAAAATCACGGAAAGCCTGTGGGTTTGTAAGAATCAAACGGCCCACACGCTTCATAGCCTGCTCTTGAGCAAAGTAGAATGGAAGCACGTTACGGTGCATAACCGAGAACTGAGAACGCAGTGAAGGGTTGTGGATAAGCGGTAGCATATCCTTTGTTCCGTTCAATGCAGACATGCGCAGTGCAGTGTCCTCATCAATAAGCCCCTGTTCAACCATTGGCTTGAACTGGCGGTACTGCTCGTAAAAGAAATGAGCAAATAGTGGTTGACGAGATACAAAGTTCATTACTGGATTAACCGCTGTGCGGTATCCAAACTCAACTACGCGCTGAAGGATATTCTCAGTAGATGGTTTCATCATACGGCCAAGCACCATTTTAGGAGCCTGGTCAGTAGGAAGTTTTGCTAAGTCCTTTGAGAATACTGTGTCGCCATTCTTGATGGCACGAATAAGATTCTCATGAATAGTTCCATCTGAACCTGTAACAAGGCCACGAATACCGCCGACGGCCTGTGCAGCATATGCCTCTGGCTTAGCCTGGTCTAGTGCACGAAGTGAACGGCGTAGGTCAGCAAACTGAGTTGGGTCCTCGACGCGCTTCTGGAAGCGTTCTTGTACCTGTGCCCACAACTGGTCATCGCTAAGTTTATTAAGTTTAGCCTGTGACTTAAGTTTGTAGTAATCCTCAGCAACTGCCTTAGCAATAGGGTCCTTAGCCATCTTATTGACGTTGACTGCCCAATACTGGTGGTAGTGCGGGTCATTGGCTGTAAGTCCATGAAGTTGTTCTCCTGGGCGTAGGCCATGTCCGTAGTTCTGTGAGAACATATCTACACGGTCTGCAGCATTGATGTCTGCTGAGCCTATGTGTGCAGAGTTTACGTCACCAAGAAGACTGTCTGTGCCAGTTGACAAGTGCAGACGTGTAAGTGCATCTACCTTATCGCGTACTGAGTATGGAGCAACCTTGTAGTACTTATATGCTGCCCACTCAAGAGGAGAAAGACGTCCTTTTGATGTAACAAAATTATTGGCAATGTCGTTAAGTTTGCCCTTGTTGAGGCCAAGGTCCTGGACGTTCTTAGCCAGTTGTTTAATTGACCTGTCTTTAGCCGCAGCATCTTTAAGAACTGCATTGTTTGTAAGTTCTTCGCCAGTAATAAGAGCATCGTGCTCTTCTGGTGTAAGGGCTTGAGCAACTGCATCCTTAAGGGCTGTAGCCTCTGCTGACTTCAACTTATATGCACGTGATGCTGCTGCATCTACTACGATATTGTTGAGGTATTCGCCAAGTCCTTTGCGGATTACTTGGTGAAGTGCTTCAGAGGCAGCCACACGAAGACCAAATGCTGCAGACAGAAGAGTAAGTGGTGCAAAGATTACGTTAGTGTACTTAGTGTAAAAATCATCTACGTGGTTGTAAAGTGCACCATAAGCCTTAGTCGCACGCATAGCCATACGCATCTGCTTATAGTCAAGCATTGCATCTCCAGCACGCTGCCATGCATAGATACCAGTAGTCTTGACGGAACCATCTTTCATTTCCATCTGACCAAGTGCTTTAGCATCATGAGTATATGAGTAGATACCATTCTGCATTTCGTCACCAAATGTTGCACGACGGCCTTGAGCAAGAATTTTGTCAAGCATCTTTGTGCTTGCAGGAAGGCCAGCAGCCTTTAGTGTTTCCTTCTGTGCTTCATGGAACTTAAAACTGCGTACTGCTGGGTCTGTCTCAAGCATAATGTTTGCAGTATGTTCCATTGCCATGTCATATGGCATTGATGTATACAAAACATTAAATACTGCTTGACCTGCTTGCGCATCATCCCAACTAATTTCTTTACCTGACTGCTTGAGCAAGTCTGGGTTAAAAGCAACAGCCTTCATACCTGTAAAGGTACGTACTTTGCCTGCAAGGGCATTCATAAATTCGCCAGTCATAACTGCTGGTTTAACTGTTTCAAATACTACGTTGCCATTGGCATCAAGTAATTGATTACCCTGAGAATCAACAGCAACTTTTCTCTTAGGAACAAGGAAGTTTGCTGTGTCCTCAATAGTTGTAGCCTGTGAATTTTTACGAATGTTTTCAAGCATATTGCCAGAAAGATTCTTAGCCCAACCACGATTTGGTAATGTAAGTGCTGCGGTAGGTGCACCTTTTGCAGCAAGTTCATCCGAGTAAAGTGTCTTACCTAGAACAGATAGCACTTCGCCTGGAGTGTTTGCCTTAGCCAAAGCCTGTGCTGCTTGAGTTGTAAACTTGCTTTCAGGGTATAACTTCTGAATCTCAATAGGATTCTTACGTTCAGCAATGTCGTCAACTGCTGACTTAAAGCGTGCACTACCTGCATATGCCTTATCAAGTTGGTCTACACTTGTGGCTACACCTGTACGAGATACAATAAAATTATTAACTGAGTCTGACTGTGCGGCAATGCGCATTGATGGCTTGTAGATAGGCTTACCTGCAGCATCAAGCATTGCTGAACCATCTGCATTTTTGGCCTCAACCATATACTTGCCAGACTTAAGGCCAGCACTAAACTTGCCAAGAAGTGCTAATGGGTCTGTCTTAAAGTCAAATGCCATATCAAGGACGCCAGATACAAACTGGCCAACGCCAATGTCTGTATTCTTGAGTGCACCAAAGCCTGGGATATTTGCTAGGCCATGTGCTACTTGTCGTCCTAAGTCTGCCTGATAATTTGGGTTATCAGAATCTTTAAGTGAGTCATTCCAGTTTGGAATGACGCGTCCAAGAATGTTACGCTCTGCTGCACCTGCTAGGTCTGCACCAAAGACTGTTCCTTGAGGTCCAAATGCTGAACCAAGTACTCCGCCTGCTACTACGCCAAGAGTTCCAAGCAAACCTGCTGCTGGACCATGCTTGTCATAAAGGCTACTAACAAACTTGTAGTCTTTCTGAACTTCTTGAAGTCCCTTTGCAGACCAGTCAAGTGCTACACCAATAGGCTTACCAATAACTGGCGCAGCCTTTGTAGCATTAACTACATGTGAAAGGACATCTTCTGCACCCTTAAGTGCATTTGCCCACCAAGAATGAGCATTGTATTGCTGAACATGGTTGACGGCAGCCTGAGCGGTAGGCACAAGTGTGCCAGTAGCAGCGAGTGAGTTTGCTGTATCTGCATTACCAGATGCAATAGCGTCAGCCGCAATTTGCTTATTGTGTTGAACAAACAGAGCGTTCTGTTTAACATAACTGTTTGCGTCAACACCAGGAATTTGTGGCCCAGGTGTTGTCATTGACATATTTTTATTGTCCTAATTGTGCCGCTAAATGTTGTAGTTCTGGAGATGCATCAGGACGTGATGCTGCAGCCTGAACGGTGTTGCGTGCTGACACGCCACCCATTTGAGCATTAGGCATAAGTCCAAGTGATTCAGGTCCAGGCCCAGCGCCAAGCGGATTGCCACTGGTGAACGGCATAGTGCTGTTCATGTTTGGTGCAAGAAGCGGTGTAGCAGTTGGTGCCTGCTGTGCAGGTTGAGGTGCTCCACCCATTGCAGCATTTCTAACTCCTGCTGCTGAAGGTTTTGGCATCTGTCCGCTTGCGGACAATGGTGCCTGTGATTGCAGGTTATAGAAATTTTCTGCGCCAGGTTCCCCTGCTGCATAACGAATTGCCTGCTTTGCTGCTGGTCCACCATCGGTTCGTGTGCTCATAGCACCTGGGAGTGATGGTGTCGTTCCTGGTTTAATTGGTTCGCCCATTTTTATTCTCCCTCTTGTAGTGTCTCAATGGTTCTAGCGGCGTACTCGTGAAAGGTTTGTTTTTCTTCCACGAAATTTGCATGTGTCTGTAACATCTGACTTGCTACTGAAAGCGTGTCAGCGATGCTGATTAATAAATCTCGTACTGCTTCGACAGCGAGAGCAAGGACATCGAACTTAGTTACCCTCGTTGGAGCCTTGCTCTCGTCGTCATCAAACATTTACTTAGCGCCTGGGTTAGTACCTTTGATACCTGCAGGCTGTACTGTGTAAAGAACAGTTGAAGCACCTGTAGCCTCTGGGCCACGCTTTGGCTGAATCTTTGTCTTCTGTGTTGTTGCATCAGATGAACCGTGTCCACCTTGGTTTGCTGGTGAAGGTACCTTAGTTGTAAGGTTCGCCTTCGTCATTGGGGCTACTTTTGCCATTGTTTTCTCCTATAGGGGTTTAGTTTCTCACCAATAACGTTAGGCTGGTGAGCGTCTGGAAACCGAAGCAGATAATGCTGGTCGTCCAGAAGATGATAAGCCTGCGAGTAGATTCTGTAGTGCAGAACCTCCACCTTGCGCAGGCTGTGGTGCGCCACCTTGCGGTGCGCCAGTAGGCTCCCCAGAAGGAACCTGACCTGGGGCACCTTGTGCCTCACCAGCGGCTGCAACTTCTGGGGAAACTTCAGGTGTGAATGCTTGAGCAATAACGTCTTCGATGGGTTGTCCATCCATGCGTCCTTTGATTGCTATAGCAATTGAGTTAATAATCTTAGATGGGTCCTGGCCTTGTGAAGCAAGGGCTGGAATTGCATTTGCATATGCACCAACTGCAGCAAGAAGAGCATCACGCATCTTTTCAACTTCAATGCGTTCTTCTTCTTGTGTTACGTTCATTTCCCATGGCATCTGACGACGTAGGAAGTCGCGTGAAATTAGTGAATCGCCACGTGCTTGAAGTCCGAAGACAAGTGCACGGTTTGGGTCAAGTCCTGCCATCATGCCGTAGGTGACATCGCACCAGTAATCGCCAGCAATATCTTTTCTAGGAATGTAATTTAATTCGTAAGGAGCACCAGCGTTAACACCGCGTACTTCCTTCTCAACATCGCCAAACATCTTCTCATCCATTGTGAAACATATGCGCATGACGTGGCGGAATGCTTCAGCAAAGACTGCCTGTGCTGTCTTAACCTGTGTATCGAATCCACCCATGAGTGCTTCTACACCACGGCCAGTTACAATAGAACCTGACTGCTGACCTAGACGGCCTTGTGGGTAACGTGAGCCTACGCGTAGTTCCTGGTCAAGTAGTGCTGACTCCTGGAAGATACCTTGTGGAATATCAAGACCAACGCGACGAATCTTTTCTGGATTAGCAGAACGGATAGTTGCGTCTGGGCCAATTTCAAGTACGTTAACATCTGAAGGAAGTGCAAACGGAGCCTGTACAGATTTCTGTGCTGCTTCCAACTGAAGTGTGGCAAAGCGTGAGCGTGCAACCTGTACCCACATGATGTCATCGAACTGACCGCGTTGGTGCTCATCTGAATCAAGTCCTGGGCGTACTGCAATAACTACTGGAATCTCACCGATGAAGTTCTTTGAACGGTCAAGGATAAGGTTCTTGCGCTCAGGGACAAAAAGAATAACTTCTTCTTTATCCTGATAGCGGAATACTTCAAGCATACGCTCAGAGTTGCGATTTTCATACTGGCCACGGATGACTGGCTCATGCTCTGGGAAATCGTTGCAGAGTTCACGGACTGTCTTCTGGTAGCGGCGTGTGTAAGAAATCAACTTACCAAAACGGTCCCACTCAGGGTATGAACCAATTGGGTTGTCCAAGCGAATCATTGGACGATTGTTTTCAAAGTCTGGTTCGATAACAAATGCGAGCATGCCGTATGTCAAGTAGCGGTCAGCACCTGTGTACATCTGTGTCTGAAGGTTACATGAGTCACGATAGCCAGCAGCAATCTGTGTACGCTTGTCGGCACGCTTGCGTGCACGGTCTGAGATTGCGTCCGTTGTATCACAGTTAAATGCTGGCAGTGGTGCGATAACTTCTGCTACGTCGCGTGCTGCGATGTCAATGAAGTTTGCCACCATTGGCTTAGGAAAGTCTGATGAGAAGAGTTCAGGGAATACCTGCTGAATGTTTCCTTGACGGATTGAAAGCAGGTCAGCCCAGCGAGCATCACGAAGGTGGTAATGGTCACGCAGTTTGCGGACCTTGACCCCTAGGTCATCTATATCCATTGCCATACCAGGTTCCTCCGTTTGAAGCCATCTGCTCTTGCATCTTGGCGTATTCTTCTAAGTTAACAACCTTGCGACTAGCAAGTTGTCCCTTTGTTGCAAATGGGTTCTTTACGAAAGAACCGCCATATGCGCCCATCTGATTGATGTAGTCACGCATCTGAGTCTCTGCAAACCAGAGAGCCATTGGTCCGTCTTGCTTGGCTTTAGTGCCAGCAGACCAAGTAATCAATTGCTCGATAAGAGCCTTGATGTGTTCGTTATCGGCACGAGGAAACTCCAGAAGGTTTGAACCTTTAATATGTTTGCCTTGGTTGTCCGTCGTGCCGAATAGTGGGGCCATTGAAGCGACACCGAATTCGGCATCCATCTTATTTGCACCCGTGTAGTGTTGCACCAAGCGAATACCGCGAGATGCTAAAAATTTATTTATCTGTTCGTCCTGAGTCAAGAACAACTGGAAAGCGTTCTTCTCAATTACCCAAACCTTTGGGTTGTACTTCTCAGTCCAACTGAAGATAAGGTCACGAATCATCTGCGGTGTAGGCGCTGGCATGCGCGAGGCCTCTAGCAGGTAACGCTTCTGGGTTGTCCTATCACCTGCGATAATGACAGAGAATGTATCTCCCGACATGGCAGGGTCCATAGAGGCAACAATGTACTGGTCGTTCATGCGCTCTGGTTGACCAGGAGCACCTGGGATGATTGGCCCAATAGGTCTCATACCCGATACAGAACCGCGTACATTCTCAGGTGCAAAGATTGCAGTAGACTCAACGTCTTGCTGCTGATAAACCATTGCCCAAGTCTTTGGGTCTAGGACACCGCGACGTTTTTTAAGGTTG